TTAACCGCTATTCACCATTTTAGTGGATGGAATGTGGATACCATCACTAAGCGGATTCAGGTGAATTGCGTCGCTAAGGTGGTCGGGTGAAAAATGCGCATAAGTCATAGTCTGCTCAATTTTCGAATGTCCCAATATTTTATTTAACGTCAAGATATTCCCCCCATTAATCATGAAGTGCGCCGCAAAGGTATGACGCAAAACATGCGTAGCTTGGCCCTTGGGTAGATCTGGCTTTACTTCCCTTAGCACCTTGCGATATTCGACATAGTCAACGTCGAAGAGTCTGCCGGTGGTTTTGGTTTTGACGTATTTCATGACCTCACCAGAAATGGGGACGGTGCGTGCCTTCCCGTTTTTGGTTTTGGTAAACGTCACTTTTCCATGCAACATGTTCTGAGCCAGCATATTCAGCGATTCCCCCCAGCGGCCGCCGGTGCTTAAGCACAGAACAGTGAGGCGCTGGGCGTCACCACTTAAAGCTGAAAGCAGCCTTTCGATCTCTTCAGTACTCAGATAGGACATTTCTGGCCTTTCCTGCTTGAGATCTGTGATCCCTTTTAGTGGGTTCTCTGCGTGGAGATCTTCCGCTTCAGTCAATACACGGAATAGGCCTCGTAACGTACTCAAGTCGCGGTTAACAGTGGAAGCCTTAACCCCTTCATAAAGGCGCTGGCTTCTGTACTCAGCAATAAACCCCTTATTGATTTTTGAAAGGCGAGGGTTGCCCATATCACTAATTACCCGCTTAAGTTCGCGCTGGCGCTTCTCACCGTACTTATGACTTCGGCCGTGCAGCTCCCACCATCTATCAAGCAGCTCACTTAGCCGCCTGTGATCGGTTGGTTTATCCAGCCAGTCTTTGTCGTGCATATTGCTGATGACATATTTTTCAAAAGCAACAGCATCAGCTTTCTTGTTGAAAATCCGCTGTATACGACGTCCTGTCGCTCCACGCGGTCTGATATCCACTTTATAGCGTCCACCATCGAGCAGCTTAACGGTCATAGCTGTCACCTCTGGTAAACACGTGATCTGGTGTCACGTAACAGATAGTTACGCGATGATTTTCATAGAGATAAGCAAGAAAGATGCTCAGCCAATTTTCTGGTCTGAGGGCTGAGACGTTGTTTCGTCTTGCCCAAAGTGTGCGAGAGCCGGTGCGATCTGCCCGGATTCAGGGGCAATCTTTCCGGTGATGAACCACAGGGCATATTTTTCAAATCGAGGATGATTAAGAATGCTCATAATCACCTCAGTGTTAGGGATTGTTTTTCCTGCCTCGTAACGCCACAAAGCGTCACGATTCAAGCCAAGCATTTTGGCCGCCTCTGGCAAACTTGTAAGGCGCTCACTCTCGCGCATAATTTTCAACTTTTCCGCCACATTCATACTCATGTTGCAATTCTCCGACATGTGAATTATATTTCATTCATAGGTTGGTGGTCTGGGGCATTTGAGACCATCAATACCCCAAACGTGGAGATTATCACATGAAAGATGCAGTTTTGAGCGCGCTGTTTAAGATTCCAGACCCGATCACTGCTGATGAGTTTTCTCGTCGAACCGGCAAAACGGAGTCAGCCGTTCGTCACATGATGGATCGCCGCCTTTTACCGATGGTCACTGAGCGCGAAGTACTTGGCCCTGATGGCAGTACTCGCCGCCTCCTGATTCTGTGGAACGAATGGCTTGAGATGGTTCATGAAGCTACGTCGAAACTACCCCCTGAGCGACAGGACTGGCGAGCAGGTTGGATCAAGAAAGCCAATAAGCTGGCGAATGATATGGGCGTAAACATGTTTGGTGGCGGGGCTACGGTATGAATCCTTATTTGAAAGAAAGAATAGTACTCATGGTCACTGCGATTGCAGGCGTCTGTATCGGCGCGATCGCTGTTGCGCTGACGCTTAAGTTTATCCAGGCGTTTATTATTTAAGGATGAGCCTACATGAATAAACACCACTCACAGCATGGCAAGTTCGCGGGAAGCATTCGCGGTAACCACTGCGATAATCTACCTAAAGTCACCTGGATAAATAAGCACGCCGGGATTTGTTGCGGCTTCATCATTCGCGTATTACCGCGCAGGGTAGGCAAGAAGCGTTATCAAATTATGAAAGATGGTGATTCTTTCGGAATTGATTTTGCATTATCTGAAGCGCGCAAAACGATAGACCGTATTATCACCAATCACCACTTTATTAATCATTAGGAGAACGGGAAATGAAACGCCTTTATGCTGAACAGATTAATAAAATGCTGGAAGATTATTATTTCAACCTGGAAAACAACCCACAGGGCCGCGAGTCGCATTACGGCGTATTAGCTAGCGGCGTCCAGCACGTTTACGGTACAGCCTTCTGCATGAATGATGATGACGCCCTCAGCGAGCTTCGTCCGTTCGTTAGCGCCATCATGAATGGTGAGGTACCGTCACCAGCAGTTGTAGGGCTTGCTGTATGAGTATCTTCACCGAAGAGAAAACATCATGGGAACAGGAGATGCTGATCCGTGAGGCGATAGAAAACGCCGAACAGGGATTTACGGTTCACCTGAGAAACGGTGCGCGTATTGCCGTTAGCCCTGACAGTCCGTCAATAGATTTAATTATTTACGGTCTGGAAAAAACAATTCGCGGTAATCATGAGCGTGCGCGAATGACATTTATTGATTTTCTGTATTACTGGCATGAGAGGGTATTCAAGTCAATTAAACGAAAGCCGCGCCCTAACCACTAATTAACCAGCGTTAAAAACAACGGTATTCATTTTGCCGGGGACTCGTTTTGCCTTTTTCAGGAGGTCGCATGGGGGTTAAGTCAATCAAGCTGGAAAGCGGAATAAGCGATCCGGATTTTGTGGAAATAAGCATCAACGCACGGAAACACGAACGCGCGCACCTGCTCGGCTTACTGCGTATTTATGTTGGCCAGTTGAAAAAGGAAAGCGCCACCCCGGAAGAGATTTATTCATCAATCGAACAGTGGGCTGACGCCCGCGAATTAACCATCACTGAGGAAAGCAAACAATGAACCACTTAATGATCGACATTGAAACACTCAGCACCCAGCCGAATACAGTGATTTGCGCGATTGGCGCGGTTTTCTTCGAACCATCAACCGGTAAAACCGGCCCTTCGTTCTATCAAACCATTGATCCGCGAACCTCGCAGAATCGCGGCGCGCATATCTCCGCCGACACGGTGATGTGGTGGCTCAGGCAGGATAAAGAACCAATCAGCGAGCTGGTAGGCGCGAAGTCGCATGAAATTGAGGTGATGCTGGATTTCGCCAAATTCATTGAAGGCGCATTCCCTGAAACCAAGAAAAAGAATCTGAAGGTGTGGTGCAAGGGCGGTTCGTTTGATTTCCCGATCCTCAAATCTGCATTTGAACGCTCATCGCTCGAAGGCGTTTCCATGCTGCCGTGGCTTTATTGGAATGAATGCTGCTTCCGCTCGCTGCTTACAGTGGCCGGAGCTATCGGTTACGCCCCCCATCCGCGCCGCTCAGTTGCACACAACGCCTTAACCGACGCCATCTATCAGGCCGAGCAGGTTTGCGAGATCTGGCAGCGCCTGACCTCCCCGCACCTCGAATCATTGTGAGGCGCGCAATGACTAAATCACCTATCAAATGGGCTGGCGGCAAAACCCGCGTCATGCCGCAGTTGCTGATGCAACTGCCGAAAGCCGATTGTTTAATCGAGCCGTTCGTTGGCAGCGGTACCGTGTTTATGAACACGGAATACCGCCGTTACATCCTCTGCGATAGCAATCGCGCGCTGATCAATTTCTTTCGTGTGCTGACTTCCAACACCGAGCGACTGATTGATACCGCTCGCGGAATGTTCCTGGGTGGCAATAATGAAGAGCAATATTACAAGCGCCGTGCGCTATTTAACTCCATGCAGTGGAGCGATACGGGCAAGGCTGATACTGCTTTACTTTATGCCGCTTTGTTTCTGTATCTGAACCGACATTGCTTTAACGGGATATATCGCGTCAATCAGATGGGTGATCATAACGTCCCGTTCGGGAAATATGGCGCACCTTACTTACCGGCTGACGAGATGCGCCGCTTTGCCGAAAAGGCCAACGACACAAAAGCCGTTTTCATTGATGGCGATTTTCGTCACACCATCCCTTACGTTATGCAGCTGGCATATGACGCGGTTATTTACTGCGACCCCCCCTACATTCCAGCCAGCAAGACAGCCAACTTCACTGCCTACGGCAAGCCATTTACCCTGGACGATCACCGCGACCTGGTTGCAACCCTGCTCGATGCTCATCGCCAGCACGGCACCCGCGCGGTGATATCCAACAGCGACACCCCGGAAACCCGCGAGATCTACTCCGCTTTCAATCTCCACGCCTTCAGCGTTCGCCGCTCTGTCAGCGCCAAAAGCCGCGATATGGCCGGTGAAGTGATCGGCGTTCTTCGCGGCGATGTGGGTCGCAACTCTGGCGCATGTGGAGCTTGGACGAGCACCATTGAAAATCTGCGGCCGGCGGCGATATGGATCGGGTTTGACCTGGCCGCCGGATTCGATAACGGGGAGCCATCTGATGAACACGCTTGATGCCGTTGTGACGCGAGTTTTGGACGTTCGTCCATATCGCCATTTCTGGGTCGTCGAGGTGGAGGTGTTGTGCTACGGCGATTACAGCAACACGATCATCATCCGCGATAGCGAAAAAGAAGCCCGCCAGGTTAAGCCCGGCGACACGGTAACGATCTGAGGGACCGCAAATGAACGAAGAAACCAATTACCGCCGGTTCTGGCGAAGCACAGTTATCTGTATCGCCCTCTGCTCGCTGCTGTTCTGGCTCCCGATGGGCTATCTCGCCTTTCGTGTTTTCTCTGTGGTGTGGGAGGCGCTGTGGTTGCTTATTACAACGAAATAGACCCCCACGCAGCACAGCACCTGCGCAACCTTATCGACGCCGGCCATATTGCGCCGGGCGTCGTTGATACCCGTTCAATTGAGGATGTAACCCCCAATGACCTTATCGGATTCAATCAGTGCCATTTCTTCGCCGGGATCGGCGGATGGTCGCTTGCCCTGCGTCGCGCAGGATGGCCCGACAGTCGCCCGGCATGGACAGCATCATGCCCCTGCCAGCCTTTCAGCCAGGCAGGCAAAGGTCTTGGGTTTGCTGACGAGCGGCACTTATGGCCCTCCGCACACTGGCTTGTCGGCCAGCGCCGTCCTGTCGTGGTCTTTGGCGAGCAATCTGGCAGCGCTGACGCGAATGACTGGATCGACCTTGTACAAGCTGACGTGGAAGCCCTGGGCTATGCCTTCGGGGCGGTTGCGTTTCCGTCTGCGAGCATCGGTGCGCCGCACCAGCGAGACAGAGCTTATTGGGTGGCCGACGCCGATTGCCAGCAATGGGAGAGGTGCGGGGAATTTCAACCGACAGGGGGGGGTAAACCTTCAGACAGCTGCGTTTTTGGCTGGCTGGACAACACCGAGCGCGACCGACGGAGTGCGCGGAGGGACGGGGATCACCTTGGGAATGACGGGCAGCAGCCTCACGCAGATGGTGAAAATGGCGGTATGGCCGACACCGACGGCAACGGATGGCAAGGGCGGTTATCCGGGCGGCAGAGTACGGGACGGGAAGTTGTCAACGGACAGGCTGGATGTGGCGGCACAGCTTGCGGGCTGGCCGACACCGTGCGCGCAGGATTCAGAGCACAGCCCAAAAAATCCAATGAGAAGAATAGCATCCAAAGAGAAGAGGCAAATCATGCTAGCGCACTGCGCGGGGCTGATGCTGCCGGTCCGGTTAACGGCTTCTGGCGAGATGCTGACTGGTTGTACTGCCGGGATGGAAAGTGGCGGCCAGTTAGACCCGGATCATTCCCGCTGGCTGATGGGGTTCCCGCCAGAGTGGGAAGACTGCGCACCTACGGAAACGCTATCAACATTGAAGCGGCGACAGCGTTCATAAAGTCCTACATGACAGCGGTGGATCATGTCTGATTCCGCCGCTTTAGCATGGAGCTGGAACGCTAAACGGCAGGCTGTTAACCCCAATAGCGTTGCAGATTCTGCGATTGAGTATCTCACCCCGAAAGGCGAGCGGAAGGCGCTCGCCTATGCGGATTTGGTCGATACCGTCTATCGCACCCCCATGCGCCCGCGCGAGGGCGCCGCGCGCGAAGCATTCGACCGCAAAGGCCGCGCTCACTATCTGCGCCGCCGGGTTCAGACTCTACCGGCGTTTATCCGCAAGCGGTTCTCTCTGCGCCTGGAATCGCTGGAGCGTCACGATCCAAAAGAGGCAGTGCGCTGGCTGTTCAGCACGTTTGAGCGGCACGTGTTACGCCGCGTCGACGCGGTAAACGCCCAATACCTACCGCAGAGCGAACTCCCCGCGATCCTTGCGCCTCTCCGTGATGATTTTCACCTGCTGCCCTGGGCGGACAAAAAACGCCTGAAACGACTGGCCTATAAGCTCGCAAACCTGATGAAAAGCGAGTTTATGCGCGAGTTTGATTTCCAGTACGGGAAAACCGCCGATGTTGAGTTTTCCACGCTCTACGCTTACGGCTATATCGCCAGCAAGGCGACGAAGCTCAATATTGCGATCCCTGGCTGGGGTCGGTATTGCGAAGAGGAGATGGAAGCCGAAGAGGCACTGCGCGCCGTTGCACGCCTTCAGTCGGAAAAGTGGTGGTTAGGTAAAATCCGCCGGATTCATGATTGTTGGCGAGAGCACCTCATGATCGCCGCGGGCTACGTCAGTAAGGTGGCGTCGCCGTATTGCTCCGATCCGTGCTTCAAGGAATGGATAGCCCAGAAAAAAGCGAACTTCGAATACCTCCAGGCGATGGAGCTGGAAGATCAGGATACCGGCGAGCGCACCTCGCTGCTTGATAAAGTCATGGGTAGCACGTCAAACCCCAAAAACGCCCGCGCCGAGCTGATGGTACGCATGCGCGGGTTTGAGGATATGGCAACCGAAATGGGTTTGGTCGGCATGTTTTATACGCTAACCGCGCCGTCTCGTTATCACTCCACGCACGTAAAATCAGGCAAGCGCAACGACAAATATCGCGACGCCGGCCCGCGCCAGACGCAGAAATACCTCTGCAAAGTCTGGGCGCGAGTCCGTGCTAAATGGGGCCGCGAGGGTATTCGCACCTTCGGCTTTCGTGTAGCCGAGCCGCACCACGACGCCACCCCGCACTGGCACCTGCTGCTATTCCTGCGCCCGGAAGAGGTAGAATATGCAACGGCCATTTTCCGCAAGCATGCGTTGAAAGAGGACGGTAACGAACCGGGCGCGCAGGAGCACCGTTTTACCGTTACGCCGATTGATGAAAAATTTGGCTCTGCAACGGGCTATATCGCGAAGTACATCTCTAAAAATATCGACGGCTACGGCATGGACGGCGAGCTAGACGATGAATCCGGCCAACCCGTCAAAGAGATGGCGAAGCGCGTGCGCGCATGGGCGTCGCGCTGGAATATCCGCCAGTTTCAGCAGATCGGCGGCGCCCCGGTGACCACCTGGCGCGAGCTGCGCCGGTTAGGTAACCGCGAGCTGGTTCTACATCCCGAGATCGAAGAGGCTCGCGCAGCTGCTGACGCGGCGGACTGGCCGGGGTATACCAACGCCCAGGGCGGCCCGTTAGTGCCTCGTGACTGCCTGCGCGTTCGCCTCAGTTACGAATACACCGAGGAAGGCAATGATTATGGTGACACGGTCGCCAAAATAACCGGTGTCTATTGCCCTCTCACCATCCGTGAATCGGTCATTTTTACCCGCACCACCGAATACAAAATTGTGCCGAAGCGCAAGCCGTCGCCGGTCGAGAATTTGACCTTAGAAGGCCGCTTAGCGGCCCCTCGGAGTTCTGTCAATAACTGTACGGGGCGCGCCGGATCGGGCGAAAAACCACCGTCAGAAACGGCGGTGCCAGCTGATAAAACCGCGCCAGACGACAGTTCAGTGACAGAACTTCCGCTGAATATCGATGTTTTGAGGCGATATTCACGCCAGCAAAGGCAGGAAATCACCAGTCGCCTCAGAAAATCCGCCCGGGAAAGCTCAGCTCAAGCCTTCACGCGTACCGCGCGCGGTCTGCGCACGTCGATTGATGACGAAACCGCGCTGGAATGGGGGCCAAAAGTTACCGCCGCGAAAGACATGACTCTGACGCCAGAAGAGGCCGAGCAGCGCTGGCGCGAGCAGCAGCGGATCGAGGCGGAACGGCGCGCGGATAGCTACGCGGCGGCGGTTGCGGAGTATCAGAAGAAAAAAGACGAGGCCGCATTGCGCCAGGCGCAGCAAAAAGAAGCAACGCAAAAACACAGCATCTCCGAAGAGATGATCGCCCGCCTCGGCGCGCAGCTCCGTGACTGTCGGATTTTCGTCAGTGATGACGTCGTGCGGTCAATCGCCGACGGCGCCCGCATTCGCCACGGCGGCGGCCTGCTCGCGGCGGACAATGGCCGGTTGCGTGAAGTGAAGGTATGGCACGCAGGCGAGAAAGATAAACCAACTTCCGAATATATGGCAGTGCGTGACCTGGTCACGCGCTGGAAGAAGGCAGCTAAACGGAAAAATGAGAGGTAAACATGAAGCATTTCAGCACTAAAGCCATCGGGGCAGTCATCGCCGAAATGAACCGGCAGGATAAAAAGTGGGGCGCAGACCGCAATCAGCATCCATTCGTCTGGCAAACCATTCTTAGCGAAGAGGTCGGGGAGTTCAGCCAGGCAATTTTGCATGATGAATTTGGCGGCCATAAATCGGGAACGGCGCGCGAAGAGATGGTTCAGGTTGCCGCCGTCGCTCTCCAGATTATCGAATATTACGATCGCCGTTGCGCCCCCGCGGCAGAATCCGAACAAGTGCAGCCAGTGTTTGCGCTTCCGGCCATCCCGGCAGGGCGCGAAACAATCGGCGGCTGCGACTGGCTGGACTGGAATGAGCTGTCAGCGCTCGGCCTCATTGTCCGCATTAACGCTGAAATTCTTCACCCGCTTGGGTTGGCAATTTTCCGCGATCCGGCTTCCGGAATCTCAGCGGGCGCCATGATTGCGCCAGATGGAAAATGGGAGTATGCGCCCGATGTTATTGAAGGGATTCGGGTAAGACTCTCCGATCACTCCGGAAAGCACGGTCACTTTTGACCGTGCTGGCCATTCTATCGAGCACCGCTATTTTTGGCGGTGCTGCAGGTTTTGTTTTTTGAGGAGTGAGAAGGCTATGAGTTATCTGGGAAGCAAGGCGGGCAGCGGTGTTTATCAAAAAATCATCGCCGAAATGCCGCCGCATGATACTTACATTGAAACGCACCTGGGCGGCGGCGCGGTGATGCTGCGTAAGCCCCCGGCGCGGCATAATTGGGGGATCGATATCGACCCGGAAACAGTCGAGGCGTTTAACCAGGGCAACCCTGACTTTCTGGATAGACTGGCTGATACCCTGTTTATTGATGTTGGCGATGCCGTCGAATTCTTGCGTTGTTTCGATTACGCTTCTGCCGGCCGCGTCTTAATTTATTCTGATCCGCCTTATCTCCATGAGACGCGCTCCAGCTCCGCCCGCTATCGGCATGAGTACACCGTTGGAGATCATTACCGCCTGCTGGGATTACTCTGCTCGATGCCGGAAAACGTGAGCGTAATCGTATCGGGATACCCTTCTTCGGTTTATGACAACGCTTTACCGGGCTGGCGCAGCAAGGAATTTCAGGCCATGACGCGCGGCGGCGTGCGCACGGAGAAAATCTGGATGAACTACCCGGAAGGTGCAGCGTACTCGCATGCGTTCGCCGGCAAAGACTACAACGACAGGTATCGTATTAAGCGAAAGGCGCAACGCTGGAAAGAAAAATTTGCAGCATTGCCTGCTGCTGAGCGCCTGGCGATCATGGTCGCATTGAGTGAGATTGAATAGTACTATTCATATAAATTCTCTATAGCGTCAATACCTGGCATAATACGTAATGCCAGGTTTTTTGAAGCGTTAATAGTCGCTTTTAAATACAAAAAGCCTCCCAGCAGGACAGTCATCACCACCCAGCTTTTGATTAAACTCCATGCATCGTTGATGAATCATGACTGCTTCATTAAATACCTTTCCGATGTTAATTGATTTACCCATGTTGTAATAAGTTTTTTCTTTAACGCAATATTGTCTGACCGGATACGGATGTGGTTGAATTGCGTTTAGTTCAGAAAAGGCCATGTTAAATGTTATGAGTGGGGCTCTTTTTTGTATAGCTCCCTTCATTAAATTTATACTCAATTCATCGAGATACTCATCAAAATGCTCTAATGAGTTTCTAACGGCTGAGTTCATTATTTCGGATGTATCTAGATCGGAAACGAATTTTTTTATCATATTGCTACGATCTACCCTGAAAGTGTAGTTCCAAGCCGGCTCTTTATTTTTTCTTGGTGATGGGCTCATTAGTTTTTTTATGTTCGCAGCGTTACTCAAGATCCCAAGCACTAAATCAGTTATTTCTGGAAGATTGTAAATAGCATATCCATCATCAGGCAGTTGAGTTAATTTATCAAGTTTCGCTGTTTTTGTTTTAATACCATAGGCGTAAAACCATAACTCAAATATGTATATATGTTCAAACTCAAAATCTTCAAATTTTGGCGGCGTATCACCTGACATAGGGGCCTCGATGTGCAGCTTAGGGTAAGATGAGGCCAACATAATTACATATAAAAAGGCATGCTCGCCACCCTCATCACAAGGTAGCAGGAGTAATGCGCAAAAGCGCACAAATTTGCACAATTTTTGAAAAGTCGTTTTTGCTTCGCAGCGCCAGCACTGGCGGGGCTTGGGCGGTCTGCACAAAGTGCACAAAAAGAGGCATGTTTAGCGCGCAGGCGAGGCGGGGGAGCAAGCGCGCGCTTTGGGGGTAGGGAAGGGGTCGGCATACCTCGCCAAAAGCCGCCTGCCGGGCGCGCACTTTCGCGGTGCATCCGGCGAGCGCGCAGGCAAAAGCCCGCCTGAATGGCGCTGGCTGCGTCTGGCTGGGGATATGACGTTGAGGTTTTGCGGGTTGGCCGACACGGCCAGAAATGGTGGTGCTGCAGGTCTGTACCGCGCCGCCGGGAATGGCGGTGCGGCCTGGTGTTACTGCGCGACGTCGAGCAGGGCGTAAGGGTTAAAGCGGATCACCTCTTCACCGAGCCAGTCGTTAACATGCTTCATCGCTTCCATCACCGGCGTCAGCTCGTTGACCGCAAAGACTCTCGCCGCCTTCTCGACGTCTCCGAATGATCCGTTGCCTTCCGGGATGGCGCCCATCAGCTGCGGAGGCACACGGTGAGCCGCGAGCATGTCGTCACGCGTGGAGGACTTCACACCCACAAACTCATCCTTTGCCGATATCTGGCTGAAGGGCAGGATCTGCACGGCATCTTTGCCGACACCGGGCGCACTCAGCAGGATATTTTTAAATGCCCCGCCACGTCGTGTATCCGTCAATGTTTTCTTCAGGTTCTCCAGGCTTTCCCCGTCAGCCACTGCGCTGCTGACGTAGACAATACAGCCGGCATGCGACCCGTTGTCGTAGTAGAGCTTGCGGAACTTGTCGGCGGAGTGGGCCAGATTGGCCGACAGCAGCCCGGCGAAGTACTCCGGCATGCCGTAGATCTCCTGGTGAATGTCGGGGTTGATCACATGGCACACCGAACCGGTTTCGAACTGGTGATCGTCAAGACCGGACTGAATAAACCAGTAGGTGTCGAGGTCGGAACCGCGCCGGGTGTACTTCGCCAGTGAGTTACGAAAACCCATTGGTCCATGCAGGCGGTTGCGCCGCATCTCAAGGTACGCATTGCCGAACACAAACCAGTCGAGCGCAAAGGCGGAGAACGCCTGACGCGATAGCAGTTTGTGCGGGATAAAGCACCCGGCCAGCACGTTACGCTTGAAGAACAGCGCCGACTGGTGCCAGCTCGCATAGCCGAACTGGCGGGCCAGTCCGTACCAGCTGATCGGCGTCTCGTAGTACCGGCCATTGTTGGCGCAGTACATGTTATCCAGCAGGTCATGAGCTCCGGTCACCGGCCACGGGCCGTCGAACGTGAACGCGCTCAGGCCGGGGGCCGACTTCAGCGCGTCGGCGAGGTCGGCTTGCTCTCTGGCATACTGCCTGCCGCGCGGGGATTTTCGTCTGCTCATCAGTACTCCATAACAGTCATAGTGTTGCCGCCTTCCTGACCCAGCGGCTCGTTAACGGTGGCGAGCATGGTCGCCCAGGCGAGATCGCCGTGACTCACACCACGGGCGCGGTCGGTATCGTAGGTGATGACGCCGCCGGGCGTGACCACCTTGCGCACGGCACAGAAAGCGGTGATCAGGTCATATTCGCCGCGGTCATACTCCCAGCGACCGGCGCGGATCAGTTGCAGCATTTTCAGTACCAGCATGCGCTTGCTGGCTGGCGAGAACTGGTAGCACACCGCCGCAGGGAAACGCTTCTTCACGAGCTGGTAAACCGCCTCACCAATGCCGCTGCCGTCGATACCGATGTGCTGCACGTTGTAGCGCGTGAGCATGTTAATAATCATGGCGGCCTGCGCCTCAAACTCCATGCCGCGCACGCGAATGGTCTCGATAGTGCGGAACTTGCCGCCGGGGATCAGTGGCGCCGCGTTAACCGAGATGGCCCCGCTGTCGCCCTTACCGCTTGACCCGTTCGGGTCGTAGCCAATCCACACAGGGCGATCGGCCATTGGCCGCATGGCGTAAGGTTTCCAGTCCGGCCACTCGTCGTAACCGTCTGCACCGCAGCTCAGCAGCATGTTGTAGTCAAAGGCTGTTTCACCGTTCTTGATGAAGGTACAGGCGTAGAGGTTGTCGTACTCTTCCGGGCTGTTTTCCTCCCGGATTTCGTCAATGTCAGTCAGATCCCAGCCGTTATCGACCGCATCCTGCAACGTGACGATCTGGCGCCAGATTTTATCCGGGCACATCAGCCCGCTGTTAAGCGCCTTCCAGGACGTGTCGAACTCCACGCGTTTACCGTGGCTGCGGCCTTTGTTGAAGGCCTCCCCCGACCAGAAGGGGTACGCCTCGTGACTTTCAGCCGATGGTGTGGAGAAGTAGGTACGCGTCAATCCCTTCAGGGTCGCCATCGCGCCGGCCACTTTCTTCAGGTTGGCAAACTGCCCGACCCAGAAAAATTCATCGAAATACAGGTTGCCGGTGTACGACTGCGCGGTTGCGGCTGACGTGCCGAGAAAATGCAGCTCCGCGCCGTTGAACAGCTGGATCATGTCACCGCCCTTTAGCTCAACATCAACTTCAGCAGCTGCGGCACGAATGAAGCTGCGGAACTGGTACGCCTGGCGACGACTCGCCGACAGGAAGATCTGGTTGAGCTGGTGCTTGTATTTCACGTCACCCGTTAGCGCACGCAGCAGCGCCTCGCGGGCAAAGTACCAGGTCGCACCGACCTGCCGGCCCTTCAGAATGGCCCGGTTGCGGTGATGATGGTTCTCATACCAGCCTTTCTGATGCCAGTGCAGTGAGTTGATGATGTTGGCCCGCAGCGCGGCGATCTGCGCCTCTGAAAAGAAGTTTTGTTTCTTGCGGATCTTCTTCTTTGGCTGCGTCACTGGCGCGCCGTTATCCAGCTTTTTGAGCTGTCGCGTCAGCAGGTCAATTTCCTTGAAGTCACCCCCGGTCTTTGTGTCCTTACTGGTGAGCTGGATCAGTCGTGCATCAATGGACGTCGTGACACGTTGGATCGGCGGCGTGGTGTCCCACTCATCGCGCTTTTTCCATGAGTAAATCGTGTTCTGATTGATACCCATCAGGCGCGCGATTTCCGCCGGCGGGTATCCCTGCCAGTAGAGCTGCCGCGCCCGCTGCATGATGAATGCTTCTTCAATCGCCATTTGTCCTCCTCGCTTCCTGCCGGGGAGATTAACCCGCGCGCGCGTGCCCTTTCGCCCGCTTTTGGTTGTGACCGCTCCCTCACAACAACAACGCGTTGAGCGCGTGCGTCACCGCCTGCCATCATCACCGGGAACTCAGAAACCGAGCGAGTAAACGAACATGGCAGGCACAACCAAACCCCGTAAGAAATTCCGCGTCGCCGTCTCCGGAAACACTGTTGATGGCCGCGAGATTCAGCCGCAACACCTCCGCGATGCGGCGGCGAACTACAACCTGAGCGTGTACGCCGCACGCGTCAATATCGAGCACTTTCTCTCCCCGTATCCCGGCAGTGACTTTGGCGCGATGGGCGATGTAACAGCGCTCAGTACCGAGGATATTACTGAAGGGCCGCTGGCCGGACGTACCGCGCTGTATGCGGAGATCGACCCCTCCGATCGCATGGTGCAGATGACCGACAAGGGGCAAAAGGTCTACTCCAGTATTGAACTGGCGCCGCAGTTTGCCCTTAACGGCAAAGCATACGTCGTGGGGCTGGCGATGACAGATACCCCGGCCAGTCTGGGCACTGACCGCCTGAAATTTGCCGCGCAGCAGCGCGCATCGGTGATGGCTTTCAACAACCAGCAGGGAGATCCACCGATGTTCACCGAGGCCATTGAAGCTGAGGTGATTGAGCTGGCAGCTCAACGTAGCGATGACGGCGTGAAGTGGTTCAGTCGCGTGATGAGCATTCTCGGCAAGGGCCAGGAAACCGACGATCAGCGCTTCAGTCAGGTACATCAGGCTGTTGAGGCCGTGGCTCAGTCGCAGTCTGAACAACTTGATCGGTTTAACACCGCCGAGCAGGAACGCCAGCAGGACAAGGTCACCATCCAGAAGCTGACCACCGACCTTGCCGCTCTGCGTCAGCAGCTTGAAGGGACGGACGGCAATTTCAGCCAGCGCCAGCCAGCGAACGGCGGTGCTAACGCGCAGCTCGCCGACTACTGATATCCATAACGAGAGAAACCGCACATGAGAAACTCCACCCGCAGGCACTTTGACGGTTACGTTGCCCGTCAGGCGCAGCTGAACGGCGTCACCGCCGCCGCCGTCGCGGCACAATTCAGCGTTGATCCGACCGTGCAGCAGCGCCTTGAAGCGGCCGCGCAGCAGGATGATGTTTTCCTGAAACTGATCAACGTCTTTGGCGTTGAAGAGCAGATCGGCCAGAAAATCCTGATCGGCAGCAAAGGCCCGCTGGCGGGCGTCAACAACAGCACCACCAACCGCCGCAATCCCGGCGCTAACGACCAGATGGATCCGTACAACTATCTGTGCCGTAAAACCAACTACGACTACGCCGTCAGCTACGCGCAAATGGATGCGTGGGCGCATCAGCCGAACTTCCAGCCGCTGATTAGCTCTGCGATGGCCCGTCAGATGTCGCTAGACCGCATCATGATCGGCTTTAACGGTACCAGCTACGCCGACCCGTCAGACCGCGCAGCGAATCCGCTGTTGCAGGATTGTGGTATTGGCTGGCTGCAAAAAATCCGCAACGAAGCGGCGCACCGTCGCATTACCGGCGTAACGATCACCTCGCGCAACCAGAACAACGCCATTGTCGCTGAGGGCACCTATGGCAACGTCGCGGCTGCGGTTTATGACGCCAAAAACAGCCTCATGGATGAATGGCATAAGCGTAACCCTGACAACGTGGTGATCTTGTCCGGCGATCTGCTGACAACCAGCAATTTCCCGACCATCAACGCCATGAGTCAGACCAACCCGAACACCGAAATGCTGGCCGGTCAGCTGATTGTTGCGCAGGAACGCGTAGGCAATATGCCGACCTTTATCGCGCCTTACATGCCGGGTAACGCCATTCTCATCACGCCGTTTAAAAACCTCTCGATCTACTACCAGCGCGGTGGTCTGCGCCGGACGATCAAAGAGGAGCCGGAATACAACCGCGTGGCAACGTACCAGTCCTCAAACGATGACTTCATCGTGGAAGACTACGGCGCGGTGGCCTTTATCGACGGCATCACCTTTGCCGAAGCACCGGCAGGCGGGCAGTAGTAATCACGCACAGTGCGGGCTACGGCCCGCCGTTATTCGGGGATGAGTCAATGCTGACACCTGCACAACGACATTTTCAACGCGTCATGGCTGAACGTCATGGCAAAACCGACGAGCAGTCGGATACCGCGCGGACAGCGCACGAGCAAATCATGCACCGGCTGCGCATGGATCAGAGTGCATTAAAGCGAGTGCAGTCTGACCAGGCGAAAGCGGCGATGAAACGCCAGTTACTGCCCCATTACGAGGGCTGGATCGAGGGGACGCTCGACGGCGACAGTGGCCGACAGGATGAGGTGATTGTCACCCTGATGGTGTGGGCGATCGATGCCGGTGATTACGCGCTGGCCGCCCGCATTGGTCGCTATGTCGTCACGCATGGTCTGCTGATGCCTGACCGTTTCAACCGTACCGCCGCAACCGTTCTGGTCGATGAGATTTGCGATCCGATTCTGGTGCAGGTCAAGGCAGACGATACCACCGACGTCACGCCATATCTGGCGGTGCTCGATGAGGTTGCAGAGTTCACCGCCGGCAGCGATATGCCCGACGTGGTTCGCGCCAAACTCTGCAAAGCACGCGCTTTTGCGCTGCGAAACGGCACAACCGAAGAGCAGACCGCCGCGCTGGCACTGTTGCGCCAAGCGCTGACTCTGGATGCGGGCGCCGGGGTGAAAAAAGAGATTGAACGCCTTGCCCGCGCGGTGAAAAAAGCCGCAGCAGACGCGGGCGCAGGTGGGGGCAGTGATGCTGAAGGTACCGATGGCAGCGATAGCACTGAGGGCACTGACGATGCTGGCGGAGATACCGCAGCGGACGGCGCAGGCGAAGCTGCAGCAACGTCAAATCCGGCGGTAGCGGACAGCGCCACAGCGACCAAAACCACCCGCAAAAGCACAACCCGTAAGCCGGCAGCGCGCAAAACAACCACGAAAAAAGCGCCTGCCGTCAAAAAATAACCGACTTGCGCCCCGTGCGCTGGCGGCGCGGGCGGAGATCTGCAACGCGTTGCGTTTTCTTTTCTCCGCTCGCCCACCGCCACCTATTCAGGAGACGACGCGATGAGCCTTGTAGCCGGTCGCACTGTTACCCCCTCCTCGGAGGATGTGCCGGACACGGACGACGGTGGCGAGAAAGTCACCGCCGGGACGTTCTGGCCTGAAATCGCCCTGAGCGATGTGCGCATGGAGATGCGCATCAATGGCGCGGTGACCACCTCGCGTCTGAAGCAAGCCGTTATTGAAGGCGTATCCCATACCCTCGATCAGCTCGCTGACTGGCAGGCAGCCCAGCTGGCAGCAGGTTATACCCGGCTGGAAGACGTGCCAGCGGTCAGGGTTAACGACGAGAGCGTGAAGATTCACCGTTTTCGCCGGGCGGTATTCAGCATCGCCCGCGCGCATATCCTCGGTACTAACCGGGACGTGGACACCACCGGTGACGCGGGCGAGAAACGCGCCATCGCAATGGCTTCACAGGCCGACGATATGTGGCGCGATGCCCGCTGGGCTATCTCCGACATTCGCGGCACCGTGCGCAATACTGCGGAGGCGTTCTGATGAAAGTTCAGGCATTGCAGGGCGATACCGTGGATTTGCTGTGCCAGCGGCACTACGGCACCACGCAAGGCGTGACTGAGGTAGTCCTCGCCGCTAACAAGGCGCTGGCCGGTCAGATCTTTCTCGACGCCGGCCAGGTGGTTGAGCTGCCGGAAATCAGCGCCACCGCGACACAGGAGACCGTGCAGCTATGGACTTAATCAACCGCATCTGGAACGGCGTGACGTACTCCTGGTCAACGCTGCTGACCAGCATCGGCGTGATGACGCAAAAGGACTGGCTGGCCGCCATCGGCGTGCTGATCGGTATCGCTGCCGCCGTGTTCGGTGAGCTGCATCGTCGTCGCATGGCGCGCATTCAGGAGACTAACAACACGTTGCTGAACGAACTGATCGACGCCATCCGCGACGACACCGAGAACCGCCAGGACGTGAAAGAGCTTATTCGCAGCATCCGGGGAGCGCAGCGATGAAAAAACGCATTATTGCCTGCTCAACCGCCGCGATCATCTCCCTGGCCGCCACGCTGTGGCCGCAGGCGCTGCGAACCAGCCCGGAAGCACAGCTGAAGATGGCGAAATACGAGGATTGCCGTAAGACCCCGTACTACTGTCCGGCGGGCGTACTGACGATAGGGATCGGCTCCACTTCAAAGGTGGAGAATCGGCAGTATGCCGAGGGCGAGATCGCCGAGCGCTGGGTTAACGATTTGATGCGTGCCGAAAAATGCACGAACCGCGAGTTTAACGGGGCCGCTGCACCGCAGAAAGTCTTTGAGAGCATGACCGACGGCACCTTTAACGTCGGCTGTACCGGGCTCGGCTGGTACACCAACGCCAAAGGCCAGAAGGTGCGAACCACCCTCTGGCGCCACGCGCAGGCGGGCAACTGGAAGGGCGTATGTGAACGGCTGACGGACTTTGCGAACTCCGGTGGCAAGCGTCTGCAAGGGCTGGTCAACCGCCGGGAAGAGTTTAAGGCCTGGTGTTTATCCGACCCCGCGCTGAAGGGGGCGAAATGAAAGCGATCGCTGTTCTTGCCATCGTGATGTTTGTCCTGTTGATTGCCGCCGTCAGCGGCCTTGCGTGGCAAAGCCACAAACGCGAACAGGCAGAACAATCGCTGACCAGCACCCGGGAAGAACTGAAACAGACCAGCGATGTGCTGACCGAGGTCAGGGCGCTACGCCAGGACGTCAATCAGGTTGAGGCCGGGCTGAAGAAACTAAACCAGCAGCGCACCGCAACGGGAGAGCACCGACGTGAAAACATCAAAACCGCACTGGCCGGTAACGACTGCGCCGTGGCTCCTGTGCCTGTTGCTGGCGCTGACAGCCTGTACCAGCGAGCCGAAGAAGTCGGCGCCGCAGATTATTCAGGAGCCCTTACCCGAAAGCCTGACGGCAAAAACTGACGTCCCGCCGCCACCGGACAGGCCGATGACGTGGGGCGGGCTGGCTGTCTGGACGGATTCATTACTCGACGCGCTGGATACCTGCAACGCCGACAAGGCGGGGATCCGTGAGCTGGAACTACGGCGTATCGCCAGGGGGATAAAGTGAAAAAAGCTGAGCTGATGCGTGACGCCCTGACAAGAAACAACACGTGGTGTAAGGCGAACCCGGAGCTGTTCATTGTGTGGGTGGAAAAAGGGCACATCCAGATCGAAGCGACCGGCGAGGCGTCGTTCATGTACCACTACACCATTCAGGTACTGGCGGTGGATTTTCCCGGACAGATTGATGATCTGATGCTGCCGCTGCTGGCGTGGGCCTGGCAGCAGCAGCCCGATTTACTGCTGAACCCGGACAATAACCGCAAGGTGGAATTTGACGCCGATATCGTCAACGACGACGTCGCCGACATTCTGTTTAAGGTGCCAGCCTGGGAGCGCGTGATAGTGGAAATCGTGGACGGAAAACCCGTCGCGAAACATCTGGCCGAGTCGCGCCCTCGCTTTAACGGTGGTGAGTGGGAGATGGTCTTTGATCCTGAATCCGGAGGCGTACTGGCATGAGCAACGATCCGTCGTTTCATCAGCTTGATGAGGTGTTTGCGGCCATTCTGCAAGGGGCGTCCGTACAAGGCCGCCTGCGCATGGCCAGAGGTATGGCTACGATGCTGCGCCAGAGCCAGAGCCGGCGCATCGGCAAGCAGGAAGACCCGGACGGCACGAAATATGAAGGCCGCCGCCGCAAGGTGCTGCGTGCGCGCGCAGGCATCAAATTCATGTGGCAGGGGCAGGAAAGAAACCTGAGAAACTGGCGTGCAACCCGCAGCAGGCGGGGTCGCATGGTGAGCGGTTTTGACGTGGAGCGCGGGGCGCAACGGTCATTCTATCGCGAGGATATTGAGCGTTACCTCGATATCAACCTGAGTGAAACGCGCCGCAATACCACTACGGCCGAGCCGATGTTCCGTCGCCTGAGAACCGCGCGCTTCCTGAAGTCACGCGCCACGGCTGATGGCGTTGAAGTGGGCTATTCCGGCGTGGCTGCGCGTATCGCCAGAGCACACCAGGAAGGGCTACGCGATCGGATTAATGACAGCGGTGCAATGGCGGACTACCCGAGACGCGAGCTACTGGGCCTGAGTAAAGCTGACCGCACGGCCATTTTCCGCCACGCGATCAACTCACTGGAGGGGCGCTGATGGAGCTGGCCGAGCTGATCCGCCTACTGGAGAACATCGTGCGCACCGGTACGGTGACGGAGATCGACGAGGAAAAATGGCGCGTGCGGGTGCAGAGCGGCGGACTAAGCCCCAACTGGATGCGCTGGACTGCGCAGCGCGCCGGGGCGTTTAAAGTCTGGGTGCCGCCATCCATCGGCGAGCAGGTCTGGTTCCTGTGCCTGGGCGGCAATACCGATATCGCCTTTATCGGCGGCAGTCTTTACAGCGACGACAACCCGGCCCCTGGCGCATCGCGAAACGAGATGGTGGTGATCGCTCCCGATGGCGCCAAATTCCGCTATGACGCGGCGGCCGGGGCATTGCAGGTGACGGGCATCAAAACCGCAGCGATCGAGGCGTCGGTAAAAATCACGCTGGATACGCCTGAGGTGGACTGCACCAACCTGTTGCGCGCGAAAAATCTTGATATTTCCGAGGGCGGGGAGATGCGCGGCAATTTCAATCATACCGGCGGGATGTTCAAGTCTAACGGCGTGCAGGTGGATGACCACGATCACGGCGCTGTAGAGCGCGGCGGAAGCTGGACGGAGGGCACACGATGACGGAGCGCTATCGCGGTATGAATGCCGCAGGCACTGGCACGCTGACCGACGAAGATCATGTGTGGCAGTCGGTTAACGACATTCTGCTGACGCCGGTCGGCAGTCGCCTGATGCGCCGTAACTACGGCTCGCTGTGTCCTGACCTTATCGACAGCCCGCAAAACGACGTGACCCGTCTGCAACTGATGAGCGCGGCGGTGATTGCGCTGGCGGCCTGGGAGCCGCGCATTGTACTGGACACCATCAATGTGACGTACTCCGCCAGTGGCGCGGTGACCGCCGAGATGTCCGGCATGCTGATCGAGTCGATGGAAAAAAGCACCCGTGCAGTGACATTAAGGAGTGTAACCAATGCCGACAATTGATCTCTCACAACTGCCATCGCCGATCATTATCGAAGAACTCGACTTCGAGACCATTCTCGCCGAGGTGAAAGCGATCATGGTAGCTGCGTTCCCTGATGATCAGCAGTCCGCCGTTGCGGCAGCGATGACGCTGGAATCGGAGCCTCTGAATATCATCGCACAGGCGATGGCATACCGCGAACTGCTGTTGCGTCAGCGCATCAACGAAGGTGCGGCGGCCTGCATGCTGAGCCACTCGACCGGCGACGACCTGGACAATATTGCTGCCAATCTGGACACGGAGCGACTCACTATCACGGCGGCGACTGATACTGCCGATGCCGTCATGGAAAGTGACGAAGCCCTGCGCCTGCGCGCGCAGGCCGCATTTGAGGGGATGAGCGTAGCCGGACCGTCGGCGGCCTACGAGTATTTCGCCCGCAGCGCCAGCGGCAAAGTTGCTGCTGTCCGTGCAACCAGTCCGTCACCCGCTGAGGTGGTGATTGCCATCCTGTCCAGTGACGGTGACGGTACGCCATCCGCCGAACTGATCGCGACGGTGCAGGCAGCGGTTAACGATGAAGACGTGCGCCCGCTGGGCGACCGCGTGACGGTGCAGGGTGCCGAAATTATTGAATATACGATTGATGCCACTCTTTACCTTTACCCAGGCCCGGAGTCAGAGCCGATCATTAACGCCGCACTGGCCTCACTGCAAACCTTCCTGACCAGTGCCGATAAAAAAATCGGCCGTGATGTGGTGCGCTCCGCCATTTCAGCGGCCCTGCATGTTCAGGGCGTACAGCGCGTGGTGATTAACTCCCCGGCAAGTGATCTGCAGATCGATAACACGCAGGTTGCGCGCAATACCGGGTACAACGTGGAAAACGGCGGCACCGATGAGTAACTCTCTTCTGCCGCCGTCCTCCGGAAACTGGCTCCGGCATACCGAGGCGGGCACAGCCAGGCTTTCAGCCATCACCGTCGCGCTGCGTACGCTGTGGACGCCAACGGATTGCCCGGTAGATTTACTGCCCTATCTGGCCTGGGCGTTGTCAGTTGACCGCTGGGACAAGAATTGGCCAGTAGAGCGAAAAATTGCCGCCATCCAGAAATCGTACTGGCTGCACCGGCGTAAGGGCACGCGAGCGGCGGTACGGCGGGTCGTTGAGGATATGGGTTTTTCAGCGACGTTTGTGGAGTGGTTTGACGTCGGCGACGAACCAGGAACATTCCGCCTGGAAGTTGATATCAATGAGGTCGGTCTGACACAAAAGACGCTGGCCGAACTGAATCGCCTGATTGACGACGCAAAACCGGTCAGCAGGCATGCCGCTCAGCTCAATATCGCCGTTAAGCTGACGGGGGATATCTGGGCCGGATCCACACTATGTGGAGGCGACATCATCAGCATCTATCCGGAGGATTTTGAGCCGGAAGAGAACATTACTTACAACGGCGTGATTTTTCACGATGGCAATTTTAATTACAGGTAAGAGTATGACCAGACTTCCAGAGTCCTCATCGTGGGAAGAAGAGATTGAGCTGATCTCCCGGAGCGAGCGTGTCGCCGGGGGACTGGATGGCCCAGCAAACCGCCCACTGAAAAGCCTGGCAAACCGTACGCGGTATCTTAAAGACCAGGCCGACACAGCAGATGAATCGATCGCCGAAAAAGTCAGCGCGGTAAAGACGTTCGCCGAGGGCGCGACCCTGGAATCGCCGCGTGAAGAAATCCTGTTCGACAGTTATCGCCTGGTGTGGACAGGGGAGTTTCCGAAAACGGTTCTGGCTGGCAGCACGCCGCAAGGGACGGGCGGAATTGGTGCCGGATGCTGGGCGTATACGTCGGATGCTGTAATCCGCCAAAACCTGGGTTCAAACGAAGATGGACAGGGAGCATCAATAGTTGCTCTTAAGCAAGGCGGAACAGTTCAGAGCGCAATTACATGGTGCGATATGAATATGTATCCGGAACTGGATAGAACCGGTGCCACGAATATGCTTCCCCAGATTAATGCGATTATTGAGGCGGCAAAAGATAAAGGCATCTATAAAATTACTGACACTTCGCCTCCCGGTTCTGTTTACCGCATTGATGGAAGCCAGGACCTGGTACTTTACGGTCATACCGAGTTCGGTGATGCTAAATTTCACTTCGCCAAAACGTGGAAAGGCCAGGTCGTTTTAAAAGATCCCGCTAATGAAATCATCACCTACGACTCTTCAACGTCAGCGGGTGCTGCACTGCTGGCAAAAATAAACGGGTCTTCATCTCAGAGTAAGCTGGCCCAATCGCTCCAGATTGACGGGCTTATTGACGACACTACGTTAAACAACTGCATGTGTATCTTTGATTCAGGAATACCTGCGTACTATTCACGCGGAGTTGTTAAGAATTACGAGCACATTGGGCTTATTTCCACGCGTGGACTCATGTCTGATGCACTTTATTACAGCTTAACTGGCATGGTTTCATCCGTCAGAGCACTGAGGATTAAGCCCAACACGACAATCGTCAAACTGCCTATGCTGGATTTTACCGATCGTCCCCATGCAATTAGTGTGTTGATGCAGGGATGTTCCCGCTATGAAGTGTGGGGGCCAAATGTCAGCGACAGAAACCTCACGGATACCGGCAGTGAGTATGTGCTTTCAATGCATGACTGTTTTGACTGTGAGGTTAAGTGGGGTTACGACGTTCATCCGAACGTATCCTTTAACGGTGAGGGCAGCACCTCCCTGGTCTCCTCGTATACTCTCAACTTTAACTATTGCCTGGATTGTAAGTTTATCAATCAGCGGTCGATGGGGTTTGGTTGGGGGTCCACGGCTGGCGAGGTTTGCTCAAATACGTCGTTTATATTCTGTAAGCTAAACCGGATTGACTTCCACAACCCGATGCAGGGTACAACAACAATTATCGACTGTGACATGGGTAATAATGGCATAAGCATGTGCGCTATGGGGCGAATTGAAATGGTTCGCCCGCACTGGAAACTGGAAACGCTCAATGCGCCCTATACCCCAACGGAAGTCACGCTTATCAAAAGCCGGGATGATATCGGAGGATTTATTGATGGGGATATCTATATTGAAAATGCCGTTATTTCTGGTGGGTTCACCTATAACGACAATAATTCAATTGCCACTTATTTCATCGGCGGCATGATTAATCTTGCCAGCACCAACCCTGGCGGAACGACCACTCTACCAGAGGGCTCGCCTGTGGTTCCTCGTCTGTTCCGTGATATTACTATCAAGGGGACGAAGCACCTTCGACGCTACTCAACAGACCGCTACACCCGGTTTATTTACTCAAATCTTCCGCAGTATCTCAAACATCCGGAATCGATCACTCTTGATGATTTTGATTATTTCTGCGACCAGCCGCTGGTATTTGGGTTCGGTAACTGGCTGGATAGCTATTATACAGATGACACCACCTCGTCGCCGATGGCCGTTGACGTGACATGTCACATTACCATTAACCGTGGAGCATTTGCCGGACTGTCATTTGCCGGCACGGGCAATAAGCAAAACCTCAGCGTAAAACTTAACCAGGTACGCGATTTGCGTTACGGCAAGAAAGGTGTGGCCATTGTTGCCAACACCCGCGGTGTCTATGAGGCAAGCGATACGGATGTGACCAGCCTCAGCACGGTATTCAATTCATCGCAGCCAACGGTACCGAATATCATCAAACTGAACGGCGGAACATTCCGTGTGTTTGATAATTCGGTTATGCCAATGACGGCTAACGACGCTGTTTATCACGATGTGTCCGCTTCAAACGTGACGTTCCTGGGTGATTTTTCCGCATCAACAGTAACGGCAACGAACCTGAATATGGCGAAGTGGTTCCGGCTGATGGGGTGCTCATACCAGACCACTTCAGGATCGCGTGTTCCTTATTTGCTTTTGTACACGGGTAATGTCGGAACAACTGCAATTACAATCGGCATACCCGTCAGGTCAGGCAACGCAATGCTCACCCAGAGCATCCATAACAGCCTGACAACCACCGACACGTTCCAGATTTCGAATATGTCAGGTAATTTCTCCCGAAAACTATATAACGGGGCTGATGGGGGTTACTTCTTCAATATCAGCATCACGGGTAACAGGGCGTTAATTAACACAGCTAAGGCATCAGAAACAGCATTGCTGCGGCAGATCCTTTTAGCGGCATAACCGGAGGTCAAAGGCATGTTCTCACATGAATCAGAAGTTAAAGTAAATCTTGTTACCGATGCCGGGTGTGTACTGGGAAGTGAAACAAGAAGCCTCCTCCTTTATTTTGAGGTGAAATCACTAAACATTAGTGCTGCTGTTTGTTCGGCATCTCTGTTTGCTGGCACTGACAAGGAAAAATTGCAATTCTATGGTGCTTACCAGGCGGAGGTTGATCTGGAATCGGGGGGAATATATGACTTTGTGGAAAGTTATATTATGAAACTTGATGAGTTTTCTGGAGCCGTCAAAATATGAGAGCTTGATATGCGACAACCAATAACCGTCAAACAATGCGGAATCAATCAAAATGAGTAAAATTTTTAAATCACTAATTACGACCGCTGGCAGAGAGAAAATAGCCGCTGCAATCGTTAACGGGGATAAGGTTGTTTTCTCTCAAATGTCAGTCGGTGATGGCGGCGGCAGTGCGACAATCCCCGAAGAAGAGCAAACCTCATTAGTAAACGAGCTTTTTCGCACCCAACTGAACAGCCTGAAATTGTCCGATACCGATAGTATTATTATCGCCGAGATGATCATTCCTCCAGAAGTGGGCGGATTTACCATCCGGGAGGCAGCATTGTTTGATGATGGCGGCGAGTGCATGGCGGTTGCCAATGTCCCGGAAACCTATAAACCCGCACTGGCGGAAGGCTCGGGGCGCTTTACCATCCTCCGCATCTGGCTGGCGGTCAGCAGTACCGAGGCGGTTGAACTCATTGTGGATCCGGGGATCGTACTGGCAACCGTCGAGGATGTGATTAATGCTGGTAACAACGCCAAAGACTATGCCGATGAGCAACTGAGCGAGCACGCGGCGTCGCGAGACCACCCTGATGCAACGCTGGATGAAAAGGGATTTACCCAGCTGAGCAATAAGATTGATAGTGATGATCAGGAGAAAGCGGCGACGCCTATGGCCGTAAAGCTGGCCATTGCCGAAGCCATCCACTCAGCCTGGGAGCTGGACAACCCCGTTGGTACAGTGAAATTTTACGCGCAGAACGTTGATCCCAATGAGCGTTATCCATGGACTGAGTGGACGTATACAGGGGAGAAAAAGACCATCCGTGTCGGCAGCGCCAATGGTTCAGATATTGGAGAAACTGGCGGCAGTGATACCGTCAACATTCAGAAGGCGAATCTTCCGGAAGTACAAATTAATGTCAGCGGGGAGATCGGCGCTCACCCGGAACAAACCCTGAGAACGAAACCTGCCGGCAGACACAAGCATGGTGGAGTACCCAGCCGGGAGAACCCGTGGGAGATTGGCGGCGACATCAGCCAGAAATTTAACCCTGCCAACTTGGGCGAAACCGACGAAGTGGACGATCATGACCACGAGATGATCATCCCGGAGCAAGAGCACGACTTCAGCGGTAAAACAGACAATCTGGGTAACGGTACCGCACTTAGCGTTGTTGAATCTCACATCCTGCTGATGTGCTGGGCGCGGGTGGCGTGAGTATCGAGTACCGTCAAAACTAACAGTACTGCAGGTTGTCAGAAGTGGCGATGCGGTACCGCCATAGTCAGAAATAGCGATGCCTGCCGGTAGTGAAAGCCCCTCAGGTGAGGGGCTTTTTTGTGGGTTAAAACAGGCTATTGAGGGAGTTTGAAACCGAGTTAACGGCTTTGGTTGCGCTGGTTTTGAGATCATCCAGCACATCACTGACCGAGGATGTCTGTAGCTTCTCGCGAAAATCCGCATCAGCCCGACTGAGGCTAATCGTGAACTCAATCTTTTTAGGGTTGCCGTAGCGATCGAACTCCGTTTTTCCTCGCTCCAGCCGCGTCATGACATACATCCCGTAAATCTGCCCGTCACCTTCAATCAGCGGCCAGGGGCGACCGGCAAAGCCGATGGTCTCCAGCGCCGACAATGACCACCGCCCGCCGGTGATTTCGGGGTAGAGCACACCGTCAAGGGTGATCGTATCGTCTCCCGGCCCGATATACTGCCAGCCCGCCGACTGATTAACCCGGTCATTCTTAACGTGGCGCCACTCCTGCGAGTGCCGCAGCTGCTGATATGGGACGGTGCGCAGCGTAAAAACAAACATCCCGAATACCATCATCATAAAAACCTCCTTACTCCCGATCGCGGAATGAACCACGGTTAGTTTTGCGGGTGTTGGCCATTGCATCGCGCACGGCGGCGCGAACCATTTTTTCAAGCTCCTGATCCGAGCGTTTGCCGACGTCGTTAAAGACCAGTTGGAAGAACGGCGCCGCCCCTGACGCGGCAGCGACCGGCGCAGAAGTCGCTCCTTGCGTCGCCGTCGGTACTGACAGAACGCCGCCGGCCGCAGCCGCAGACACGCGCGGCACCGGTTGCGGAATAACCCGCGCCTCCTGATAGGCGCCACGCAGCGCCAGTGCACGCGGCAGGTTTTTAAAGACAATATCGCCGGGGCCAACTTTCTTCGTGTTGTTGGCCGTTGCTTTGGTATTCGTATCGATGTTTTTCAGGTGACCCTGAACACCAGTGATAACCGGCGGCTTACTTCCCCCGGCTGGTTTCGACACCGTAGCCTGACCCAATGGGAGTTGATGCCCCGCCAGCGCCGCCGCCGATGCTTCAAGCTCCCGCTGAGCCCTGTCGGCCTGCTGCCTGGCCCTGTCGATTCCTTCGGGGATAAGGTCCAGTTTTTCAAGCAGCCAACTCACGCCTTTCATTAACTGCTGTAGCGGCCACAGCAAGAAACTGAGCGCAGAACTCATTACCCGCCCGAAAGTCTCCCCGGCTGAAGCGCACTTATCCAGCGTATCTTTGCTGGTCTGCATTGGTGAGAGCAGATTCTTAAACCATCCCCATATCGCCTTGATACCATCACCCAGCACTGAAAAAACGGGCGCCAGTGCTGAAAATGCGTTCCTGAGTGGGGTTAATCCATCCCAGACCCCACTAAGAAAACCACCAAAGAACGCCTTAATAGGCTCCCAGAATTTCCAGATAATCAGCCCAGCAGCGATAAACCCCAGCGCAATCATTCCAGGAAGGCCGAGTAGCGTAGCAAGAATGATGCGCGTCCCGGAAAGGACGAGATTAAGGGCGGCAATGCTGGAGGTTGCTGTGATTGAAGAAAGGCCGATCATGCTGATAGCAAGCTTGAGCTTAGCGAACGGGCCAAGTATAAAGCTGGTAACCAAGCTCGCCACACCAATCACGCCAACCAGCGATACCAGCGAGGCCGTGACAAGTACAAGCGTCTTTGTGAGTCCGGGGTTTTCTTTGACCCATGCCCGCAGGCTGTTAACGCTGTCCGTAATCGCCTGCACAAGAGAACGGAGGCTTTTATCCATACCCGTCAGCACCTCCGTGCGCAGCCCGTCGAATGCCCCGCCCAGCTTGCTGATATCACTAGGCAGGTTATCGCGCAGGGTGTCGCCCAGCCTGTCAGCACTTCCTCTGGTATCGCCGAGACGATTAGAAACGTTCGCCAGCGCCGAAAGAAACGCCGGGATCTGGTCAATAGACAGGTCTTCAATCGGGGTACCAAAAAGCGAAATCGCGGCATTAGCCCGCGTCGCCGGATCCTGAATGGACAGCAGCCCTTTTGCGGTCTTCTCCATCGCCTTACGCGCACTTTCGCCGCCGGAGGCTATAGCCGATGACATGGCTGCCGCGTCGAGGCCGATCGCCTTGTAGGCACTGACGCTGTTTTTTGACATATCCGAGCCGCGAATGCTGAATTCTTTGATAGCATCCCCGGTTTTATCCAGCGCAAACTTGCCCTGCTGCGCCATATTGACCAGCAGCGACATGGTTTCCGCGCCGGTGAAACCCATATTGCGGAAGTGGGTAGAATACTCATGAAGTATTTCCGGCATCTCGCCGCGCATCTGTGTGGAAACGCGCTGCATGCCCGACGTGATAAGGTCGAATGCCTCATCACTGCTGCGGGCGAGCCCGTTTTTCATCATGATCGCCGCCATCTGGATATGTTCCGTCATATCCCCGCCGAGGGCGGCCTGTAGATCCAGCGCCTTGCGGGAAATGCGCGTGAGTTCCTCGTCACCCACCGCACCGAGCGCGCCCAGCGTGCTGCGAACACCCGCCACCGCCTCGGATATACGGGCTAAATCGCGACTGACGCCAGCGGCGTTAATGTTCTGAATGATGCGAGAGTAGCGACCGCCGGATGCTGCGCTCTCGCCATTCTGAGCGGCAATAACGGAGGCGTGCTCCTGAGTCTGAATTTGTGGCGCCATCAGCCGCGAACCCAGATAGAACCCCCCGGCACTGGCCGCCATCATCGCCAGCCCGGCACCGCGCATCTTGCCGGCGATCTCTTTCGCGCGGTCATACTGCATGCGCGCTTGCGTGGCAGCAGCGAGCTGGCGGCGTTCGCGCTCAAGGGTCTGGTTATATTGCTCGGTTCGGCGAATGGCGCTGGCAATGGTCTGACTGCCACCCGCAAGGGAGACACCGTGACGACGGAGCGCCTCGGAGGCTCCCCGGAGACTCTCTGTCTCTTTATCACGTCGGACTTTGAGGCGATCCAGCTTCGCCGCGAGATCGGTCATCTGCTGGCGTTGCTTGTCCGTCAGCGTAGCACCTGACCGCTGTGCCTGCTTCAGTCCTTCCAGCGTGCGGGTGGTGTCGTCGATAGTGCGGGAGGTTTTTTTAACACTGTCGCGTAGACGGTTGAAGGCGGCAGATTGCCGCTCAACCTCTTTGATTGAGCCCTGCGTTTGCCTGAGGGAGTCCGAAAGGCCGCCAATAGCTTTACTGGCGGCACTGACCGGACGGGTGAGCTTATCAATGGCGCTGAACGCAACGCGAATACTAAGATCCATCGTCGTCATCCTCCTGTTCATGGTTACCGCTTCTGATGGCCGCCTTCTCGCGCCAGGCCATCAGCTCGCGCAGCTCCATGCCGTACATCTCGGAGGGCGGCCAGTGAAAAATAACTGCAATATCGGCGATCAGATCGTCGACGTCAGAAAATACCGCCTCTCTTATTCGCTCCCCGTCTCCGCCGCGTTCGGTGCGGACGGCGCCGGTTTCGTCAAAAAAGGCGTAATCTCTTCGCACAGCGCGGTGAAGTCACCGGTTGCCAGTGCGGCAATTTCGGTGCTGGTCAACTGCGGACTGGTGGTGCGTGTCAGCAGGGTGGAGACCGCATCAAAATCGAAGTTCAGCACGTCAACCAGACGCAGACCACGCAGCGATCCTGCCTGTTTGATGGTATCGGTGATAGTGATGGTGATAATTTCCTGATCGCCGCGCTTAACCGGCTTACTGAGAATAACGGTCATAACTGTTTCTCCGGGCGGCCAGCAGGCCGCCTTAAAGGTGAGTAAAAAGGGTTATCAGCTGCCGAGGCCCAGCGCCGACATAATGCGATCTGGGTAGAGATTCTCCCCGTTGCGCTTGTAGATAAAGTTCAGCAGGTCGATTTCCAGCAGCGCCTTATCGTCCACTGACAGCTTGTAATAGGTGTTTTTGATGGCATAGGTGTGGTTGGTATCATCACCCTGTTTCGCATCACCCGGATCGATTTCGGTGATACGTCCGCGCATCTCAACTTCCAGTAGCGAGCTGGTACCGCCACTGTAAATCTCACCAACAAATCGCAGGCGCATTTCGTCGATATCGCCGCCATATTTCAGGATCAGCTCTTCGACCACGCCACCGACAATCATTGACGCGTCCAGTGCGCCGGAATCCAGTCCCAGATCAACCGCCACCGAACCGAGCATACCGCCACCCTGGTAATCTTCGGTCTTGCGGGTCACTTTCGGCAGCGTCACGCTGGGGACTTTGCCGATATAGTTCTCGCCGTCCACAAAGACGGTAAACAGCCGGAGTTTTTTAGGAATAGCCACTATTCACCTCCCAGCGATGCAAAAGCGGATTCATAGTACTGATCGGTGAACGTCTGGATCATCGTCAGATCTTCCAGCGGCGGCACCGGGCTGTAGTTGTAGCGCACGATAGCTTTACCTTGCCGCAGCCCAACGGTTGGGTTATCGACGATATCAAACCAGCACGCTGCGCCAATCAGCTTGCCAGCGGTAACCAGCGCCTGAAGCTTGGCATTAATGCCGCTCACCACGTCTTTTACGTTCGCGGGGGTCAGCGGTGTATCAACAGTGGTGAACTGCGCTTCTGCGATGCTGTCCGCCAGGATTTGCGCGGTGCGCGTGTACACCTCGAAAATGAATTCTTCGGTGTCGGTGGTGCGGTTGCCCCAGAAGCGGAAGCCATCGCGCTTAATCAGCGTGGTGATCTCGTTGGCGTTCAGCTCGTTGGCGTCGGAGTCTTCCGCCTGAAGCGCCCAGAACACATCCTTCGCAATCCCTAGCACGTTCTTGACCGGCACGTTAGACAGTGATTTATGCCAGCCCTGCTCGTTGTCGATCAGCGCCCGCAGACCCAGCGCATAAGCCACTGCGGGAAATTCTTCATTGGCGCCGGTCAGCGGGTTATAGGCGATGAAGTTCGGCCAAATCAGCATTCCCTCGCGCTCCGCAAACGTCTCGCGGTAGGTTTTCGCCTCCGCGATGGTGTCGCAGCCGTCGCAGTAGCTGTATGAGAACGCCCGCAGCTGCTTCGCGATAACCCGCAGCTGCGCGGTCACTTCGGCGGTGTCGTACTCCGGAATGCCGAGAATGCGAGGGCGATAGCCGGTTTTCTGCTCCGCCGTCAGAAAGGCAAACATACCGGTGTAACTGCCGTCTGCCTGCGTGCCGCCGATAATCAGCTGCGACTGCGTCGGCTCATCCTCCCCGACCTTAGCCTCAGCAACGCGCACAACGATAACGCGGGTGCTGACCTGGTCGGAAATGGCCTTCAGCGATTTGTAGAGCGAGCCTGTTTTACCTGCTTTGCCTAGTACGCTGATAACACGCGTCACCAGCACCGGGGTGTTAAGTGGAAAAGTGAGAGGGTCGGCGTCTTCGGCTACCGCAACCAGACCAATGACCGTTGAATCAATGTCATTGATCGCGGTCTGGAGGTCGGTATTTTCCTTGACGCGCGCCCCGTGAAAAAAGTTGTCGGTCATACTCTACCGCCATCATGTTGAGTGAGTTCGCGGTCATCATCGCTGGGATGGCGGGCCGCTGTCGTGCCTTCAGGGTTGTGACCGGTCTGTCACAACAAAAAGCCATCGCCAGTATCGCGCGCGCATGAAACCATCAACGGTGGGGGAATGCATATGGCATTGACGACAGACACTATCGACAAGGCAAAAGCGCTACTGGACGAAGGGGCGCAGCGATTCCAGGACTATCAGTCCGAGCTTTCGCGCGTGCCGGCGTTCAGTATCTTGATGGGCGGCAAAGCACTGACGCAGCTGGATCCGCGCATTATTTCGCTGGAGCTGACCGACAACCGCGGATTTGAGGCCGACGAGCTGACCATTGCTATCGACGACAGCGACGGATTGATTGAACTGCCGCCGCGTGGTGCTGAGCTGTCGGTATCGCTGGGGTGGCAGGGTGAGCCGCTGGTTTACAAAGGGGTTTACACCGTTGACGAGGTCGCCCATTCGGGGCCGCCGGACAGACTGGAGATCACCGCCCGCAGCGCGGATTTTCGGGATGAGTTCAACGTCAAGCGCGAGGTGTCATGGCATGACGTGACGGTTGAGCGCATCGTGTCAGCCATCGCCAGGCGTTACAAACTGACGCCGGTGATTTCCGAGCAGCTGATGACCGCCGAGATTGATCACGCCGACCAGACCCAGGAAAGTGATATGTCATTTCTGACGAGGATGGCCGACCTGCTGGGGGCCATTGCCACCATCAAAAACGGTAGCCTTCTGTTTATCCTGCCGGGTGGTGGCGTCAGCGCGAACGGCAAAGCCCTGCCGCAGTTTGCGATCACCCGCTCCAGTGGCGACCGGCATTCGTTCCGCGTCGCAGACCGTGACGCCTACACCGGAGTGCAGGCGTACTGGCTGGATCTGGAGTTCGGCAAAAAGAAGAAAGTCACCGTCAAGGAACGCAAGAAAAAGACCGAGAAGAAGCCGCGCAGCAGCAGTCGGGAAGGGGATTATATTGCAGGTGAAGACGGCAACGTTTTTGTACTGCGGACAACCTATAGCAGCGAAATATCCGCCCAGCGGGCCGCTGCGGCAAAGTGGCAGCAGCTCAAACGCGGCGCCGCCGAATTTAATATGACGCTGGCCTACGGCCGCGCAGATCTGTACCCGGAGATGCACGGCACGGTATCGGGATTTAAGACGGATATGAATAATCAGGACTGGATAATTGCAAAGGCCACGCACACGATCGACGACGGCGGATTTAAAACGCAGCTGGAGCTTGAAGCGAAAATACCTGAATGGATTGCAGAAACGGAGTCGTAGCAGCCATAATAACGGTGAGTTCAACTCCCACCTGGGAGGCCATCATGTTCAAATGCCCTATTTGCGGCGCCGTTGCCAAAACGCGCACCAGTCGCCCATTGAGTAATACCACCGTTCGCCATTATCACCAGTGCCAAAACTTTGAGTGCAGCATTACCTTTACCACCCTGAACAGCGTTGAAAAGCTGGTCACTAAGCGCAGCCCACGTGAAGCATTGCCGGATGATTTCATTCCGTCCGATGCCTTTCCGGCCTCGCATTACGGCAGGGATCAGCTTAATCTCGCCTTGTAGCAATCAGGAGAAAATATGCAGATTGTGTTTTGCTCCGGGAAATCAGCCAAAACCCGCCGCGCCCTCGCCTGCGGTTTTTTCCGAATGGCAATCGGGATGCTAAGAAGTGGAAATTCGATAATTGAAGTCAAAAATTATGAAGGCTCCAGGGAGAGCATTTTGCAGGGTGGAGGCGGCGTCGTTGTCCTGGTTGATCATGGGGAAATAGTGTCCGTAAGGGGCAATGAGGGCCTGTAA